AACACGCCCGAGCGATCTTTGGCAAGCCACAGCCCGTCAGAGTCGCACATTAACGCCCGTTGAATCTGTCCATCGGCGTCTTTTTCGACTCTTAATGCCAATACCTCATCGAAAAAATATGGCAAACTTTGACCCGTCTTATTGCCTGGCATTGATGGGGAATACAGCACCCGCCCCATTTCGTCGGTAGTCTTTTCTAGCTTGGCGGTCATCAAAACATGGCGGTTCGGCAAATCCCGAAATGCCCTGATAATGTCAGCCATTTGCTCTTGCATCGCCCCGTATGCCTGCCTCGGGTCTTTGGTCGCTTTCTTTTCAGCGTTCAAACAAACCTCGGCAATCTCGCTGATCGAGTCCAGTGCGACCGATTTGTACTCTTGACCGCCACCTTGAGTAAGCCAATCATAAGCCTCCCAAAGGTCGCTCATGGTGCTGATTTCAATGTACGACACATCAGCGCCTGCGATGCTCAACAAACCGCCCTCGGCGCTTAGCACGACTGGATGAGGCAGCGTTGGGATCAGGCTTGTTTTGCCTGCGCCTGCTTGACCGTAGACAAGCAATTTCACGCCATTACTAGCGAGTCCTGCAGTAGATTTTAGATTGATAGCCATTTGTGGCTCTCCTGTGTTTATCGCTGTTTGGAGGATTCCGGTTAGCGAGTGATTGAAGAATAATCCTTTTTATTGTATTGTGTCAACTGTTCTGTAAAAACTTTATAAAGGGTATAAATATGATGGCGATTGACGATATTGTAAAAGCACTCCATGACCGCAAGGCCACGGTCGTGTCCCAAGAGGTCGGGTTAAGCTACCAAACTGTTTGGCGCATTGCGCGGGGCGAAACCAAGAGCATTACTTACGACACGGCGAAGAAGTTGTCCGATTATTTGAGTTATAAGGGGATGAAATGAGATTTCAAAAAATTGATTTTTGTCATATGCAAGATGACGGGCAAGAGCATAAAGTGTCAATCATCATTGCAGGAATTAATCCTGAATTGATGATAAATGAACACCAAGGGGATGATTCTGAAACAGTACAAGTCCACCCCAAGGCAACTCATGCTTTGTATTTAGCATTGCACGAGATTTTCTCAGCTAAACCATGAGCCACACCATGACAACAACAAAACTGGAGGCGGCGCTGACCTATGCGTCTTGGGGCTGGCACGTTTTGCCCGTTATGGTCAACGAAAAGATGCCAGCCACGGCTCACGGCGTACATGATGCGACCATTGACCCAGAGCAGATCAAGGTGTGGTGGTCGCAAAACCCAGATTACAACATCGGAATCGCAGCGGGGCAGATTAGCAATATTGCCGTGTTTGATATTGACCCGAGAAACGGCGGCGATTTGTCTTGGGAGGTTTGGCTCAAAGAATATGGCGCAGCACCCGATGGCGCTTACCAACTGACTGCAGGCGGTGGTCAGCATTACATTGGTGTTTACCGCGACAGCATTAAAAGTTGCAAGCTACGCGACGGAATTGATCTGCTTTCAAACGGTCGCTACTTTCTCGCTAGTCCATCGACAATAGACGGTCGGCAATACGATTGGGAGGCATCAAGTGACCCTTTCGAGGGCGTTGCACCCTTTCAGATACCTGACCCTTGGTTAGCTGCGCTTTCGGTTCGCAAGGTCATCGCAACGGCTCAGAGCAGCCTAATTGAAGGCAATCGCAATGCTGGACTAACTGCGATCGCGGGATCACTTAGGCGGCTTGGCATGACAGAGCCTGAAATACTTGCGGCGCTCACCGCGACCAACGAAAATAGATGTTCGACCCCATTGCCTGCTTCAGAGATACGGCAGATTAGTAGATCGGTATCACGCTATGAGCCTGAGTTTGATGTGGCGCGAGATACGGCGCTCGGCACAGAGGCAGCAGAAAACCTACTTAAAAAGACAAAAGAGTACGTTCACCCACTCGCGCAGTTTGTTGATTACGACTTAAAGCACCCAAAACCACAAGAGTACATTCTTGATGGCATTATCGGTATGGGTTTGTGCCTGATTGCAGGCGCATCTGGGGGAGGCAAGACCACCAACGGTATGACGTTATTCACTCGGGTAGCACACCTTTGTCGGGATAATGATCCGTTAAAACCTTTGCTTAGACGCAAGGTCATTTACATTACCGAGGATTCTCAGCAGGCCATTAACATTCTGCGCTCAATGCGGATCTCGGGCGATCTTGGCAACTGCTCAGACGAGGAGATGCACGAATATTTTAAGATTGTAGATGCCAGGCGCTTACCTGTTGCCGAAATTATTAAAGTGGCCTCAGTTTACCTAGAAATGCTCACTCCAAACGTCAGCCCAGCAACAGGCGAAGTGGTGATGGCTAGACCATATCCGGTATTTGATACCTCAAACGCTACGATAGATATTGAAAATGAAAGCGACAATAGTGCCGTAGGAAAGGTTTTGGCAACGCTAAAACAGCACTTTTCAGGCTTGGCTATGTCTGTTTTTGTTCATATCTCTAAGGCGCTTAAACGGGCAGAGGTAGCAGACTTTAGCGCTCGCGGCGCTGGGGCTTGGGAGGCAGACGCAAACCAAGTTTGTTATTTAATCAAAGAAGATGATGGCACTCGATGGCTAGAAGTTAAAGAGGCAAAGCATCGTTTTGTGGCGCGGGTCGATGGCATCAAGTTTGAAACCATTGTGAATACAGTTGATGCCTTTGATATGCTTGGCAACAAAGTTGAGGAAATTTTAGTTCATGGCGATCCAGTTTTAGTCATGGAGGGCGGCAAGAAAGCGTTAAAAGACAAACAGGCGCAAGACAAGAAACGGGGCGATGAGGCAGCTAAAACTTTGGCGAAACAGCAAAATGAAAGCCTGATTATTGCTGAATTAGAGTCATTAGAGTCAAGCGATTACCGCACGATGAATGAGTTATGTGATTTATTGCAAATGGGTAAAAGCAATGCACTTGAGTTTATAAAAGGCATGGCGAGTCAAAAAATGATTCAACAAGTTGAATTGACGCAACCTGAAATTATTGTCAAAAGAGCCAATTCGCACCGCACAATCTTTGTTAGAGCCGATACCACATGAGAATTTACTTTAAGTATTTTACTAAAATTTACTTTATTTTCATGTGGTATTCATTCATGTAGTCTCCCTAAAGGAAAAGAGGTAATACTACATGGGTTTTAAAGCCCCATGTAGTCTAGTATTTTAGTTTTAAAAAACTACATCAAAAAATTGAATACTACAATACCACATGGAATATATTATTAAACATCACTTAGCATTGAGCAATAAAAGTTTTACCCGTAAAATAACCACATCGACCAGGCGTTCAGGCCTCCCATCGTTTGACTGCTCGGAATAGACGGGCAACCCTCTTGGAACAAACACCATGAACAAATACTACAAACCCGAAGCAGCTACTTACCCCACGGTTGCGGCTTTCGTCTTGGCGATGATGCACAGCCAAACCAATGCTCACCTCTTACATTTGCAGAGTCGATCGTATGCCGAGCATAAGGCGCTACAGCATTACTACGAGGGCATTGATGGGATCGTTGATGATTTTGTTGAGTCGTATCAGGGCAAGTATGGGCTGATTACGGATTACCCCACGACCTACGAAGCACCGCCAGCACCGATTGAGTACATGGTGGGTCTGTCTGATTACCTTAAACAGGCACGCTCTAGTCTGCCGCAAGAGAGCGAATTGCAGAATATCTTGGATGAGATGGCGGCCTTACTGGATCGCACGATCTATAAGTTGCGGTTTCTTGAATAGTTCCAACAGTACCGAGTAATCCTCGATGCTCGGTATTGGGTTGCAAGAACCCCAAGGTCAAGCATTCAGGTACTTGCGTAGAGCATGGCAGTCGGGTCGCTTTTAATTATGAAAAATACAACTCAACTGACAAACGCTTGGATGCGCTCAAGCGTTATCATTCCAAGCATTGGCTGACGCTTAGACAAATACAACTGAGCAAACAGCCATTGTGTGCTGCCTGTTTAAATATCAACATTGTTACTGCAGCGCACCATGTAGATCATCTGTTCGCTTGGCAGCAGTTGGGCGAGCAGGCGTTCACACACAACGTTTTTCAATCACTATGCGCCCCATGCCACAGCGCCAAGACTGCGCTTGAACAGAGGGGCATATACAGGCTCTACGGGGCTATGGTGGTTGACTTTGAACTTTCCGACTACGCTCGGATTGTTGCAGTCGCACAAAAATAAAAAATATTTTAGTATCGGGTCGAAAATCCTAAAAGATTTTTTAGAAACTTAAACTTTCAATGGTGCGTAGCAG